TAAAAAAGCCCCCTTATTATAGAGAGCTTAGAGGGATTAAGTCTATCTCCCTAATTTAAATTAAGCTGATTGCCCTTTAATAACTGCAAAATTGATGATGATTGCCCCTGTTTCAGCTGTTCCGCCAGCTACGTTGTTATTAACTACAGTAATACTAAAAGAACCAGCGGCCACGGCTGAAACCACAATATCGGTATTTAAAGCAACTTTTCCACTTCGCATACTGGCAACCACCACATCACCGATTTCAACAAACGAATTAGTGACTACAAATACAGCGGATGCTTCAGCGGCTAGTGAGGTGTTGATTGTTGTAATGGCACCAGTTAGCGCATTGATAGTTACACCAGTAGCTCGGTCAGTACCTTGAGTAACAGCTGCTCCAGCTCCAATAGAATACCCGACAGCTTTTTTGGTAATTAAACCATTTTCCAATACACCAGGTAAATAATTTTCAATTGGTTGAGGCATTAGTGGCCTCTCCCTTCACAGGTAGGACAAAGGGTTGCACTATCTAGTAAGCCTCGACCACCACAAGAGTCACACTTACCGGTTACCAGGGATTCAACTTTGTCAGTAAGAGTTGGTTCTTCAGGAGTTACTGGTGTTTCCTCGGCAGGAGTCTGCGTAAGAGGGTTTTCAGCTTCAGTAGTATTTGTTGTATCATTCATTGGCTTCTTTCTAAAGGAAAACATACTAGTCGATAGTGAGGAATACGGTGTTGTATTCAGTATCAACCCCAGCCTGTAGAGCATATCCAACTTGGGCTAAAGTAGAAGCCATTACTTTAACTCCACCAGCAACACCACCTGGAACAGCCACCCCTGTACCAACCCCAACAGTTCCATCAATTAATACATTAGTTACTCCGCCTGTTTGCAACCAGCAATACTGACTAGCAGCGACAGCAAAAGGTGCAACGCCGGTTGGGTTTAAAGTTGTAGTAGTTGGATAATCAATTACACCATTCCAAGGATTAGGGATCAATGACACCTGAGATGTTGTTAGAACTAAAGCAATCTTAATTGGGTCTGATAAAGTAACTGTTATTACTCCACTTGAAGAAGCAGCAGTATTGGTACTAATTCTGTAATAATGACCTTCACCCGTTGCATCGTTTGCAACTAAATAGCCCCCTGAATATTGTCCAACTGTAGCAGCTGTTGCACCTAGAGTTGCAGATACTGAGGTGGAACCAATTGCAGAAGCAGCGGATGCAGCTATATTTTGGTGATTGGCTATGATAGCAGGACCTTGAGTCATGTGACCAGCAACCAAAGCAACGGCACCAACTCTAGCATAACGGAATTTTCTTCCATCTGGTAATTCAATCATTGCACCGGGTTCCATCTGGGCAACGGTTGTTGAAGCGAATCTATCTTGTTCTACTACGTGTATTGGCATAATTTTATACTCCTGTTACGGATGTTCCCCTTCCGTGACGTCTTGGCTGATTTGTCACCAAATTACCCATTAAGAAGATCTGTGCAACTTCAGCAGCTTGATCAGTTGGGGCTAAGAATGGTCTCCATTGGAAGCCGACGTTATCGGTTGGCTGATCACTGTATGGACCTTCCGTAGTATCACCGAGTGAGATCTGTTGATATTTGCTGTATTTAAGTCCAAACCACATTAAGTAAGATTCGTTCAGCATCCAAACAGAGCCAGCAGGGGATTTTTCATCGGCTACCCATGGGATGCCTCTGTATATAAAGGAAGTGAACCCACCAGTACCTTTAAGATCACCACTAGCTACAGGTCGTTTTGAAGTTCTTGTGACAGTTGGAAGTCCGTTAGTTTCGTAATTAGCTCTAACAGTTGGAGATAGCATAGTTTCGTAAAGATTCTGTTCTGATTCGCTTGCTACAATTACAGATGGTCGTTGAGTCCTTGCAGCACCGGCCGATACAGCGGAGTTAAGAGTGGCTAGTTTAGCCATTGTGAGGACACCGGCAAATGAAGTTCTTGTACCGGATAATGTTGGGAAAGTTGTTCTGCTTAATCCACCAACCGTTGCAGCTGTAGTTCCATCGTCTACCAAATTAGCAAGTCCATTAAATTCTTTTGATGTACTACCTGTTCCATCGCCATAGAACATGTCACCCAAAGTGTCACACATAGACATATATGCCCAGTCCATTTCAGCTTTAATCAAAGAAATAACTCTGGTTTCGTCTTGTTCATTAACAGCAGACTCAAGATCAGGGACAGCAACAGGGATAGAATAACCTCGTGGATCATAAGAAAGCGTTTGTCGTGATTCAACAGTTCCGGTATTAAGATAGTCAAGACCTGCAAAAGCTTTACCTTGATTGTTTTTAGTTAGAGCAACTGGGAATTTAAGAGTTTCGCCTGCCCATTTCTTACCCATCGAAATATATCGGTAAAGCATGAAGTTGTCACCGAGCAAGTTGTCGATAATCTTCGGCATTATCCTGTCCTGAGTGATAGATGTTATACGATTTGTAAAGCTAGCCATATTGGACAGTGAAACAAAAAAAAGCCCACCAATTCCTTAAAGGAATCAATGGACTCGTTGGTCTCTGTAATAACAATACAATAGATTTGTAAACCTCGTCAATAGGGAAGTTAGCTTCGATTAACCCCCTGCTTTGAATACAGGGGGCTATTTTATTTTAACTTAGCGGATATCGTTGCGGTAGGACAGGAATCAATGATATCTATATAGTTGGGTGGTCTAGTAGCGTCGTCACTAACTTTGCGAAGGGTTAACAAACAAAGAACCAGGATAACTATTAACAACAGGACAATACTTGTTTGATAGATTCTCATTGCATTTCAGGTGGAGGTGCAGATTGTGCACCACCGCTAAACATTCCCATTAGTTTAGACATCATCCCCGGCTGTGCTTCTTCAGGTGGTGCTTGTTCGGCTGTTGGTTCTTGCTGAGGTTGTTTAAGGGCGCCTTTAGCTATGGCAAGTGCCGCCTTAATATGTTCTAAGTGAGCCTGTTGGATTTCAGGGGGTAATTGTTTAAATTGCGGGGATTCGATAAAGGCTTGATAAGTCGTTAAATATTCTTTTGTTGGTTCTGGCGGTGGATCAACCGGTTGCCCGGCACTAATCTGTTGGATATCCTGCGTTGCTTGAGGGTCTTGTTGACCGGATGCACCGGATATATCCCCATCTAAAAATTCCTCAAAGTATCTATCAGGTGCTAACTTAAACAACATATTGCGCTTAGCCCATTGTTTAGGTTTTGGTACTCCTAATCCTTCGGCTAAAGCTAACGGATCAAGTAATGGAGCTAGTTGTAACGCCTCTTGTTTTTTGGCGGTTGGATCATCAGGTAAAGCAGAACCTGTTTTCACTCTGATTTTAACACCGTCCTCAATGGATTGTGACCAAAAGTTGAGAAATCTAGTGGATCCCTCCTCACTGGTAAACTTAATAGTTTGAGGGTCAGTATAAAAGACCTTCATTAATTGAACCATCCACTTATACCCACGATCCATACCGTCCTCTAGCGCATTCGATAAAGTAGTAATCCTAGCGATATCGCCTCGCTGCGACAATACATCCTGACCCAACGTATTAGACTTAGTAGCCTCACCCCTGATAGCACCATGTGTTGAAAAGACATTATCTATAATCCCCCTTGAGTCCTGCCGGTGCATTAAGACGTATTCTTCTAGTTGAGTATTAGGTATTCTAGCCACTGCCTGATTAACCGGACCATTAACCATTACCTTTTCCCTTGGATCACCTATCAATTTAGCGACACTCTCTTGGTTGATCATCTGAGCGTTAAAGACTAAACCCCCATTAGCTGAATCGGCGTTCTCAGTAATCTGCCTACCAGTCTTATTGACTATGTCCTGCATATTAGCAGCTTGCTCAGTTAGTGAGGTGGAGTCATAAATGTATTTGCCTAGATTTAAGAAATTAAAGAAAACATAAGGCTTTTGCGGTTTAGCAAAAAAGTTAGTCCTCATCGGCTCGCCCTTATCATCCATGCTAGTTTCGTTATAATTATATAGTGGAGTTTTAGTACCACCCATCACAACCCGACCCAACTTATAAATGATACCTTCTGAATGTTTCTTTGATTTATCGTAGTAACTGAAATGAGTTTGAATGTAGCCAACCTCTTTAGACATTTTCGGTGTTACACCAGCTGATATGCCATACTCTTTTAAGATTTCATCTTTTTTATTAGGAAACTTAACACCTAGATCCTCCAGAGAGTCGGTCATGTATTCACCGATTAAAGGTATCTTGTCGTGATTCTTCACACCGCTTGAAATAACTACGGAATGTGGTCTGAGTGTTTCAACTGTGATATCGCCTAAAGTCTGGCCATCCTTGTCCATTTCTCCGATGGTGTTATCCCAGCCGTATTTCATCACACCAATCCTGTAACCGATCAATAAATGTCTAGCCACCATCATTAACTTAGTCTTAATATATAGATCCTCATATTTAGTTAGGAGCACGTCAGCTAAATCAGCAGATAGCTCTTTGGAAGCATCGGTATTATCAGCTTGTACGACAATTGGTTGAGGTGGTTGTGATAGAGCCATCGGGATCAGAGATTCAATGGCAACAAATATTTTAGGGTCTTGATAGGGAATTTGAAAGTCATACAGCTCACTTTTATTAATGGTATTGTTCATCCAGTACCGCTCGTTTTCTTCTCTAACGCTTTTTAAATCAAGCTTACTATTCCAGAAGTCTTCGGATTGTTGGACGCGGTTACCGACTACACGGGCTACCTCTTCATCATTTAATTGAAGATCAAGTAATTCATAGGATGCAATTTCTCCTTCGTATTGTTCATTGTCCATATATTTATATTATCATAGGAAACGGTAGAGTGTTTTACATTTCCGACATTTCAATTCATCCCATCTATTAGCCTCGATTAATTCAGCCTCGATCACCTGTACCACCTCTCGACCCTTATATTTTTTAACTAACCCACCACATTTATTGCAATAGAAAAAACTGACCATATCGGACTCTGGCAAAGTTACTGAAATAATAGACATGACTAAATTCCCTTCCATGATTGAGCCTTCTTTTTATTATCTGCAAAGACATCTTTAAAATCGACTGTTGGAGTGAGGCCACCGGATAAAGTAACTTGTTCTGATTTCATTGGAGTTGGGAGTACTACACCACCGTAGCTTAAAGTTTTCTGTAATGCAATCTCGAAATAAAGTTGTGCATGACAATAATGGTCGGGTTTACCTTCCGGATGTAACCAACTAGGCTCCTCCATACCTTTATCATTGCGAACTACCACCCGATACATAAACCCCCAGTGCTGGATAAACTCCTCTAATACTTCTTCAGTCAGGTTAAACTTTGTAAGACCGACGGACATATTAGATACTACGTTATCAATCATCTTAGTCCGGTCAGATTGAACCACACCTCTATCATCACCCTCACCCCACCGGATTATTCCTAGTTGCTTCTTATCTTTGGCATAATAATGGATAAAGACTTTGCCGAAATATTTTTTAGCTAACTTGGCAGGTTCATCAGGATTAGGCATGGCGTCAATTACACAATAA